AAATTATATATTTTTCTTTTAACTTCTTTTATATCTTGATTAATCTTTTCAATATCTTTTTCAATCTCTTCAAATTTTTCTAGTAGTATTTGGTTTTTTAAATCAAGTTCAATTCTAGTTACTATAGGTTCTAAAATTTCAGGTAATCTTTTTGCTTCTTCTATATCAGATTGAAGAACAATGTACTCTCCTACAAGAAGGACTAAACCTGCCCCTACTGCAAAAAATGTTTTTACACTTATCTTAAAAGTTTGGTCTTGTATTTCTTTTTCTTCTTTTTTTACCGCCATTTTCTTACCTCCTTAACTATCTTAATTACAGTAAAAATAAAAGCAGCCCCTAAAGATAAGACTTGTAAACCTTCGTGTACATCTGTTAAAGAAAGTGATAATGCACCTGCGTTAGCTAATATTATTTCGGTAGTGTCTTTATCCATAATAATTTTTAATGTTACATTTTTAAAAAAAGGGTAGGCACGATAATCGAAAAGGTAGCGATAAGAAAAGACTATCGCACCCCCCTTTTATGAAACCTTTACAGTTCCTCTATCACTCCATAATAAACCTGAAGTTCTTGGTGCTGAAGTAGGTAAATTACTTGCATCAATTTCAGTAGCTATCTCGTTACTTTGTATATATCTACGCAATTCGTCTATATCGTTTTGCATTAATTGTAGTTGATGTAATAAAGCCGCTTCGGGTGGGTATTGAGTTAAATCAACGTGCCTAGAGTTAGTGTAACTATCTCGCATTTCACTTAAATCACTACCACTTTTATTGTGTATTCTTCCTGATTCTTTACTTGCTAATGCCATATTAAATATTTGCTATTGTAACTTTACCACCATAAATTCTTTCTGATGATGTTTGTACTAATTCTAATAAAATATAATTTGTTGTTGTTGCATTTATATCTACAATATTAATTTGAGTACCAACATTACCCAAACCTTTAGTTGTCATAGTGTCGCTATTAATATTTGCTTCATAAACTATAATTGCACTTGTATCACTTCCATACACATCAACTAAAGTTGCTTTTTTCCCAGTTGGTATCTTGATTGATGCGTACATCTTATTAGTTGAAAATGATTCTAAAAATCTTTTACCCGTAGCACTATCGTCTATCATTATTGGTCTACCCCCATCATCAGGTATAAAATCACTAGGAAGAATTTTAATTTCTGTAGCACCATCAACTAAAGTTCCTGCTACATTTAAATCACCTAATATATTTGTGATGTAAGTAGCTAAACCAATTTCAACAGTTCCTTTAGTAGCCGTACCACTTGCGGAACTAGACACTCCAGGTTGAATAGTTACACTTCCGCTTTGTGAATCCCCACTTTGAGTTGCAGCAGCCCCACCTCTTATAAGAATTTCTCCCGAAGTAGCATCTCCTGAACCACTTTGTAATAAATCTCCTGAAATTAAAGAAACCGCACCCGAAGTAATATTTCCCGAACCTTGATTCTTTAATTCTCCTGATTGAGTAGTTACAAGACCCGTAATTCTATTATTAGAATCATTTGGTATAGATTCGCCTGAACTATCAAAATCAGTTCCTTCACCCATACCACTATAAAACCTCATATTAAGACTATTGTATAAAGTTCCATTTAAATCACCTATATCTTGCGAGTGGATATAACCTGCACCATCTGAAATAGTATGTACAGCACCTGAGTCATTTGGACCAGTACCACCTGTTTCTCCTGGAGTCCCTTTACTTCCCATTCTATTTGAACTTACTTGTTCTATTGTAGGAACAACTACATCATTTAATCTTACTAAACTACCAACAGGATAAGTCACATCAGGTGTAAAACTAGGTACTGTCAATGTAGTCCCAGTAGCAGGTGCTGAGGTGCTTAAAGCCATTGTTATTGGTGCTGTTCCATCGGGTTTACTTAAACGAATACTTTGTCCACTTTGTAAAGTTTCTGTTGTAGCAACTACAGTAATAGTAGTATGAGTTGTTTTAGTCGATATAGCTACTGTAGTTGTAGTAAATGCACTAGCACTAATAGATTCTTGAAAAGAATTAGATTGTTCAGATATTTTTTCATCTAAAAGAGCAAGGTTTTGTTGAATTATAATTGAAGGGTCTGCAAAACCACCTCCTACTCCCGTAGTTATTGTAGGAGTAACTTCTTGAACTTTAAACCACTCTCCACTCATTGTGTCACTTTGTGCTTTAAAAGTACCCCCTTTAAAAGCGTAATATTTATAACTACCTGAGTCACCATTAATTCTGTACTTAACTAATTTAGAAGGTGATATTGTTGGGCTAAATATATCTGCTTGTAATACTTCGAGTGGTTCAGATTGTAAACTTAATCTTTCTTGAGTTAATTGTTTTAATAAATTTAATGGACTAGGACTTGCTGGATTATCTCTAACAAAACCTGTAAGACAAGGTTTAATGTTAAATTTATCAGTTTGGTTCATTAAAGGATAAGTAGATGGATCAGATGTCCCATCATTAGCAAATGTAGCTTCTCTAAAAGCAACAGATAATAAAGGACTTATTGGTGTTTGTCCTAAAACACTTGTCCCTAAGTTATTTAATTTATTAGATGGTGTGTCAGTCTGATTAGCTGTATAGGTTACAGTTGAAGTAATTGCCTCTCCTTGTTCTATATCATCATAACTAAACCCTATACTAATTGCTTGGGTTTCATTAGAAACAAATGTAGGTGGTGTAGAAAATTCAGTATAATTTCCATTATTAAATTGTTCATATATTCCAGTAAAAGTTCCATCTGTAGCATTTCTAGAATCCATTTCTATTTCAACAACACCTGTAACAGGTGGTCTTTCTACTATACAATTAAATTTTATTTGAGTTCTAGTAGTTCTTGTTCCTGATGGTGCATTTTGAACTGGGTTGTTTGAAGAATCAGATGTATTTGCAACTGTATTTATGCTACTATAATTTAAAGTATCAGCCATTAAATTTGTATCATTTAACGGACTGTTTGGATAAGTACTACTATACACACTTAATCCTCTATATATATTTAAAACAGTAACATTTGTAGTCCAAGTAAGTGTATTACTTCCTGCGTTTTCTTGTAAATATAATCTATCGCCATTAGATTTTAATAAACTTATTTTTAGTCTAGAATGTGTACGAACACTTTTTCTGTTAATCCTATCATTAGATGTACTGTATTTAGGTGTACTACTAGAATCAAATCTAAAAGGTTCATTAACAACTTCAATTGCTTCAGCCCAAAAACTTAAATTAATTTGACCTAAATCTTGTGATGTCAATGTACCTATACCAATTGGAGTATCTAGTAAAGTTCCTTGTTCTACATTAGCAATACTAAAACCTTCATTAAAATCAATACTTACATTTTTATATGAAGATTCGTAGTTTAAACTAGAACCACCTAAAACAACGTGAGTAGATTGGTCTATAGTTAATAAATCGTTTGATGTACTTGCACTAGGTCTACTTGAAATTGCTGTACTAAAATTACTTAATGATTGATAAGTTTGTTGGTCTACAGTACCATCTGTGTTTGCTTTATAATTAAAAGGTTGTCTAAAAATATAAGAACCTTCAGATAAAAAACCTACAGCACCAAAAACTTTTAATACTGTGTCAAATACATCTGATTCTTTATATTCTAAAGCAGTACCATAAGGAATTATTAACTCGTCATTTTCATCAAAAGCATCTTCTTGAGCAAAAGCTGATTTAGAGAAATAATAGTTAAAAAATGGGTCACGCAAAATTGCGTTAGAACCATTATTGGGTAAATATGTAATATTATAATCTTGAATAGAATCGTCAGCATTTCTTCTATACCAATGTATTTGATTAGTTATAATATTAGTTTTATCACCACTAGCACCATTTATATAAAAAGGACAAGGAGTGTCATTATTTACATCATCAGGCAATAAATTCATTCTTCCCACAAAACCTCTAAAATCGTTTGCACTTGCTCCTGTAGGGGGAGATTCAACCCCAATAATTTCTGTTATTTTTTTATAAGAAACTTTATCATCGTAATCGTAAAAAGAATCTTTATCTCTTGCTTTAAATGTCCCATAAGAATCTGTAGCATTTAGTTGAACTACATAAGGAAAAGGTAAATTTTCTATAGTGTCAAAAGAAGGTGTAAGCCAACCAAACCACCAAATCTTTTTAGTGCTACCCGATTCTGTTTTAAATATTCTTATGTAAAATTTTTCATCTCCTAAAGGTAAAACTTCATTATAAATAAAATCTTCTTCATCTTGTGTTTCTACATAATAATTAACAGTTAATTCAGAGCCTAAGAATTGAGTGTCTAAAGTATCTCCTTGACCATTCCAAGTAATAGTAAAGCCTTCGCCTTGCATATTAAACTCAACGGAAGTCCCTGAAAAACCTTCTTTATATATTTCTACATCCCAAGTGTTACCTGCTTCACTTAATATCTGTGAGTGTCTTACTTTTCCAAATGCCATAACAATTATCTAAGATTTTTTCTTCTTTGTGCTTTATTAAATACAATCAATAAATCATTACCCGATATTCTTACATCAGGTATAACCGATCCGCCACCTAAAGCGTGATTAGGTATAATTGTCCCTGATGAACCACTCATAAATAATTCAGGACCATTTTCTCCTACTAAATATGGTGTGTTTCCACTTACAGGACCACCTTTAGCTCTGCCTTCTAAAAGACCGCTACCACCAGTTAGTAAATTCATAAAATTGCCCATAAAATTTTTACCGCCTATTGCTGCCTTAGGAAATATTAAAGATAATATTGCTGCAAAAATACCTGCTTGTAATATCATAACACCTATTTGTGTTAAAAATTGATTTGCAAACTTGTTAAACTTTTCTTTAAAACTAATTATTGCTCCTTCCGCATCTCTTACTCTAACAAATAATTCTGCAAAACCATCAGTAAATTTTTTAGTTAAATCTATAGCAGCCCTTGTTCTATCGTTAATTTCATCTAAACCGCCACCGCCAGTCCCACCATCTAAAATAATTTCAGGAAGTAAAATACTAGTTGAGTCTAAATCATCCATAGAAAGTCCTAATCCTTCTATTTCAGATGCAAGTTTTTTAGTTACTTCTGTTGCATCTTCAAATTCTTTTTCTGTTCTTTTAATTTCAGAAATTATATCAGAAATTTGATTAACTAATCTACTAGACACAATTTTATTTCCTATTAAAAAGAAATCGTCTTTTGGTTTACTAGAACTCATTAACTGTTGTAAATTTTCTAAAACAGTAAAATTCTCTATATAACCTATATTTTGTTTATCTCGAATATCATTTAACAAAGCCATCCCTTTCTCTTCTTGTTCTCTTGCTTCTCTTTGGGCTTTTATTTTTCTAGTTAAAGCTTCAGTTATTTCTGTTTCTCTTGCTTGTAACTCAATTTTTTTAATATACTCTTTATTGGTATTTCGTAAAGCATTTGAAAGTTCTTTATTAGTTACTTTTTCAGAATCTAAATTACTTAAGAAATTAGGGTATCTTTTATTTAAATCAACTATTAAATCTTTTCGTTTCTGTGAACCTTTATTAGTTGTTAATATAACACCAACTAAATTATTTAAACCTTGTCTTTCTTTTTCTAAATTACTTACTTGTTTTTCGCTTTGTGAATTTAAACCTACAAAAGCAGCACCCATAGCTAAAATACCCCCTGTAATTGGATTTAACATAGCTACTAAAGCACCAAAACCAATAAGTAATGGTCCTATTACTGCTAAAAACCCACCTACTCTTATAATTAAATCTTTTGTACTATCGTCAAGGTTAGTAAATTTTTTGGCTAATTCTGTAACAGATTTTATTATTGGTGTAATTGATTTAGATATTAAAGAACCAAATTCAAGTTTAAGACCTTCGATAGCAGATTGCATTAATTTTAATTTATGCTCTGCGGTGTCAGTCATTATCGAGTTCATACGATCTAACTCACCTGTATTAGTTTTATAACTTTGAGTTAATTCAGCAACTCTTTTTTTGTTCTCAGCTAAAATAAGTAGTTGGTTTGCCGAAGTAACACCTGCTAATCGCATAGCCCTTTCTAAACCTAAATTTCCTTGTGTAGCTAAATCTAGTACCTCAGAAAAATTACGACCTTCTTGGTGTAATTTCATAAATATCTTACGAAGTCCTGTACCTGCTTTACTAGCTTTAATACCATTATCCATTAAAACACCCATCATAGCAGATAGTTCTTCTATGTCTACTCCTACAGCGTTTGCTGAAGCACCTGCGTGACCAAATGCAGTAGCAAAAGTGTTTAGTTGAATTGATGAATTAGCCGCAGAACTTGCTAAAGTATTTGCTACTCTAGACGCTTCACTTGCTTGTAAGTTAAAAGCATTAATTGATGTTGCTACAACCTCTGCTGCAAGAGATAAATCTTCTCCAGTAGCAGTAGCAAGTTTTAATATAGAATCTTCCATCGCTATAATAGCAGATGTACTAAATCCTTTTCTACCTAATACTAATTGTAAGTCGGCAACTTGTTGAGTTGTAAATCTAGTAGTTGAACCTAATTCTCTTGCAGATTCTGTAAGTGCTTCAAATTCTTGTTGCGTTGCTCCAGTAACAGCTTTTACTTTAGCCATTCCTGATTCAAAATTAACAAAAGTGTCCATAGCAGACTTACCCATAGCAACTAAAGGTGCTGTAACACCAAAAGTCATCATAGAGCCTAACCTGGCCGCAGTTGAAGCAACACTACTAATACTACTATTAGCTTTTTTCATAGAGGTTTCTAACCCCTTTATATTGGCTGCTACAATTATTGATAGCGTTTTTGCTCCACCCATTAGTTCAATTTTTTAATCTTATTCTTATTATACTTCTCTATAACTTTTTGTATGTGTTCTTTAGAAGCAAGTTCTTTTTTAGGCTTATTCTTGTCATCCCAAGGGAAAGGCAATATTTCTTTGGGTTTTAATCTTTTCTTTGAATGTGGCGATAAAGTCGAGTGAATTATAAGCCTTGTTTGCTCCCAACTGTTTTCTAAAAGTTGAGTTTGGTAATTGTTAAATCCTAAGAGTTTGTTAGAAAATGAACGAGGGGTTAAATCGTATAGTTCGTCATACGATAACCCCAACATTCCTAATCCAGTTTTCTCAATCGTGTCCCAATTAATTTCACTTTGTTCATTATCTATTTCCTCTCCCTCGTTTACTTTCCCTCACTTTGGGGTTGGTCCATTTGGAAGGCTTCAAAGATTTCATTTAACTTACCAAAATCTTCGTTATCTAACCAAGTTTCAATCTCTTTTATTGAGTGTTTAAAGGTTAATCCCTCTTTTTTTGCTCCGTGTTTAAGACCATAGTAAGTCATTATACCAACGTGGTCTATCTCACTTCCTAATTGACTCATATCAGATAACTTAATTTTAGTTTTTTCGCAAATGTCTTTTAAACATAAATACGAAAACCTTACTGGGCGGAGTTTACCGCCAATCTCTACCTTTTTCATCTTATTTTTATTTATTAGTTATTATTAATCTGTACCCGATGTAACTGCGGCTGTACCTGTAAATGTTACAGAGTAAGTTGCGTTATCTTCAACTCCTGCATCCATAGACAAACTTGTAATAAAAGCACTTCCTTGATAATAAATGTCAGAACCTCCACCAGTATCTCTTTCAGCAAATCTTATAGTAACAGATTCTCTATTTCCTATATTATCAAAAAAATCTTTAAAATCTAAATCAGAAGTATAATCTTGAAGTGCGTCTGTTGTTATTTCAAAAGACCTTAATCCTGAAGCAATTTCTTGAAAACCCGCAGAATCTTTAGTGGTAATATCTCTTACATCATTCGTAAACGAAATACTAGCATTTGTGCTATGAGCAACAGGAGTTGCATCGTGATCACCTTCACCTTCTACCTCTACACTAATTACAACAGCCCCTGCATTTAATTGAGTAGTCCCTGAATTTAATAGCTCTAATGTAGGGCATTCTGCTTCATTTCCATTTGTGAAATCTCTGTAAGTAAAATCACCTTCTACTACATCACCACCATTTGTATATCCAATAGTACTTTCACCTAATTTTCCAGCAATAGCTGCTAAAACTGCTGCACCAGTATCTTGTGTAACATTTGCTGGATTAGTTCCTGATGAAATTACAGTTCCATCTAGTTTTTTAATATTATTCAATCTTAAAGTAGCTGGATTAGCTCCTGATACTTCAGTAAATATAGGATTAGTAGTTTTCACCTTTATTCTAGTAACTTGCTTTTGACCATTAGGGTACTTTCTATAAACTAATAAATCCGATGCGTTTTTAATTGCCATAATTATTTGGATTTAAAGGTTAAAATTACGATTTAGCTATTGCACCTGTACCAGTTAAAGAAATAGAATAAGTTGCGTTTTCTTCTACACCTGCATCTATAGAAATTGAAGTTATAAAAGCATTTCCTGTATATTCCATACCTGAAGCTCCAAACTTAACAGCTATTGCTGCTCTTGCTTCCCATAAAACCCATAATTCTTCTATATCTGCTCCTGTTATAGAACCTATTTCTACAAAAGCATCTCCACTTAATTCCCAAGAGCGTAAACCTCCAAGACTTTCAGAATAACCCAATGATGATTTTGTAGTAGAATCTCTAAGGTCCATACTCATTGATAATGATGCTGAAGTAGCGTGTGCTACCGCTTGTAAAGACCCACCCGTTGTTATTGATAGTACAACATCTGTTGCGTTAATTATTGCCATTTTATTTTATTTTAATTTTTAATTATTAAACAGTTGAAATTGATATTCTTATAAAAAACCTCAGCCGAGTTGTGGTATTCGTCACTAAGCGACTCGAAGTTAAATTTTGCTGTGTAAGATTGACTATCTTCGGTATAAGTTACTGAAAATAGGTCTAAAGATTCAACACAAGCCTTTGCTTGATTATAAGTAGTTGCATACGATTCTGAAAAAGTTGATATAGTTATATCTACATTACACGAATCTAGCGAACTGCCTTTAGACATAAAATTACTTACGTTAGTTATTTCATATATTGTACAAGGATAAGATTGAGTTTGCGGTATGCGAACTGGAAAAACATTATTTGCTCCATTAGCACTTACAAATGCTGCTGTAGCTTGTAACTGTGTTGCTATTTTTTGTCCTATTACTGCAAACATATTTTACTTAAATCCTTGTTTTCTAAATATTTTATCAAAAAGTTTGTCCATCCCTCTTTCGGCAACCGATGTTATTTGGTTACCTTTTTCTTTTGCTACTTTTAATAAGTGGTCAGGTTGGGCAGGTAAAATACCTGTACTTTTACCGCTTTTGGTAAATCTTTCACCACTTGAACCTCTTATTAATAATTGTGCTAAGTTTACCGCATTATTCTTACTCCAGTTAGCACTTTTAAACCGACCTTTAACTCTTGGTCCTACAAGTAATCCAGGCTCTCTTGACTTTGTAGCAGTAATTACTTGAATTGAATCTGCTAAAGTTCTTCCTATAATACTTTTTTTTGTACTAGGGTCATATCTTTCTCCTGGTCTTTTATTTGGATAACCCGAAGGGTTTGGTGCTAAACTCGCTAATTTATATTTTTGTTTAGCGGCTCTCTGTGCTATCTTAGCAGCAGGTTGCAACGCTTTATTTATTTCGGTTCTAGCCTTTTTTCTAGTTTCCCCTATTTCTTTAAATGCTTTTTTAAGTTCCTCAACACCTATTATTTCAAGACGTTTAAAAGAAGATTTCCCTGCATTTGGTTTAAAAAAATTTGCCATTAGTCTATATCTAATCTAGCGTAAAACTCAACATACTCTTTTCGAGGGTCTACTATCCAACTTAATATCTCATAAGTTTCATTAGGCGAATCTGAGTTTCTTAATCGCCAAGTAGGTTTAAGTGTATTAACCCAAGTAGAATCGTATCTAACTTGAAAAAAGAAGTTACCATAAGATTGTAATTGGTCACCTTCCCATTTTTCATTTATATTTCTTAATGATGTAACATTTTTTTTTGCCCAAAAACTATATGTTGTAGCATAGGTACTTGTAACCTCACCAAAACTATTAGTAGAATCGCTAGTGTACATCAAGTCTAATCTGATGTTAAACTCTCCTGCCTTTATTTCACTAATAAAAGCCATATTTTATTGATAGCATTTATAAGGTTGTAACAATATTTCAGAAGCCATAGGAAATTGTCTTTTACGATCTTCTCTGAAATAATACATATCAGCAGCAATTAATTTAATCGCTTGTTTTATAGCGTCAGGAACATCACTTGCAGCATCTCCAAATCCTGTCTTAAATTGAAAATAATAAATACCATTTGTAGCACCTGTCAAATTACTTGTACTTATTGCATCCGAAGGTTTTGTAGTAAATGTAACTTGACAAGGATTAGTGTTTTGATTAGAATACCAATTTGTATTAGCAAATAAAGTGTAAGTAGAACCAACAGCAGCTAAATAGTGTAAACCATCTTTAGCAGAATCTGCTCCAGTAAAAGTAAAAGTAACATCAGGATAATACAAACTAAATTTATTTGG